CAAACCCCTATTAAGGATCCTAATATCCTTATTTCCCGTACAATTTATTAACGAGACTCGAAAGAGAAAAACTGAAAGAAAATGGCAAAAGACATTTTAAAAGAAGCTATCGCTGACGCTAAAGCTGTCCGTGAAGTTGCTCTTGCAAATGCTAAAGCTGCATTAGAAGAGGCTTTTACTCCAAAACTTCAATCTATGCTTTCTGCTAAATTATCTGAAGATCTAACTGAAGAATATGACGAAGACGAAAAGTCTGAAGGCATGTACTACGATGAAGATGAAGATGGTGATATGGACGAAGCAGTAGGTATGGAAATGGATGAAGACGATATGGATGAATCCACTGGAGAAGCTGATTTAGATGAAGAAATAGATTTGGAAGAAATTCTTAACGAATTAGAATTAGAAGAAGGTGAAGTTTCAGAAGAAACGGTCGACGAAGCTAAAGATGAGGACTTAGATGAAGCTAAAAAAGATGACGATAAAGACGACATGAAAGAAGCTACAGATGAAGACTTAAACGAAGCTGACGAAGACATAGATGAAGCAGTAGGTTATCCAAACCACAGAGCAGACCAGGTACAGAAAGTTAAAGCAGACGCTACTGATGTTAACCAAGGTTTGAACGAAGGTGAGGAATTTGACTTAGATGCTCTTCTAGAGGAAATCAATAATTTAGACGAAAACAACGAAGACGAAGTTAACGAAGAAGTGGAAACACTTGACGAAACTGAAGAAATCGAAGAAGCTAAAGACGAAGTTGAAGAAGCTGTGAATCCACTAGCTGCTGAACTTGAAGAAACTAAAGCTGCTTTAGAAACAGTTCGCGCTGAACTTAATGAAGTTAATTTGTTAAATTCTAAATTATTATATGTTAACAGAATTTTTAAGGCAAACACATTAGATGAAGCACAAAAACTACGTGTAGTTGAAACTTTAGACAATGCGACAAACGTTAAAGAAGCTAAGTTAATATATGAAACAATTAAGGACACTTTCAATGTTGCTAAATCAAAGAAAGAATCCTTTAAAAACAAAACGAAATCATTGAAAGAAGGCTTAGGAATGGCTTCTAAAGCAGCTGGTACATCTACCGCTCCTAAAAAAGAAGTAATTGCTGAATCATCTAACATGGTATCTCGTTTCCAAAAATTAGCAAACATTACAATTAACGAGTAATTGTAAAATATTAATTTAATAAATTTACAAAAAATGGACAACGTAAATAATTTGTTAGAAGGTGCTTCACCTTACCAAGTCCTTTCCGAGCAGTCAGCTAAATTAGCTGGTAAGTGGGGAAAATCAGGACTATTGGAAGGTATTGAATCTTCTACAGAAAAGAACAACATGGCTATGTTGTTAGAAAATCAAGCTAAACAGCTTGTAAACGAAGCTAGCTCTACAGGTACTGGTACGTCAATTACGACTGGTAACTCTGAAGCGTGGGCGGGTGTTGCTCTTCCTTTAGTACGAAGAGTATTTGGAGAAATCGTAGCAAAAGACCTAGTGTCAGTTCAACCAATGAACTTACCAGCAGGTTTAATTTTCTACCTTGACTTTCAATATGGTTCAGGTGGAACTACTCAAACAGCAGGAGAATCTTTATATGGTGCTGAGTCAACTCTTAAGAGAACTGACGGTGCATTTAACAAAGGTCTTTATGGTGCTGGTGAATTTGCTTACTCAGCAGAAACTACATCATCAGGATTCGCAGCAATTGGAGCTACAGCTGGTACTTTAGCTACATATGCTACAGCATCAACTGAATTCTTAGGAATTTTGAATGGTGATACTGAATTTTCAGCTTCAGTAGCTGGTAAATTAACAACTTTCCCTACTTCAAACTTAATTACAACTGTACAAGTAGCTACAGCAGGATTAGCTGACTTTGATCCAGAAGGAATTAGAGCATTTAAAATTGATGATGCAAATGGTGTTATTGACGCATTCTACCCACAATTCACAAGAATTAATGGTAATAATGTTGAATTTGTTGTTGAGGTAGGTGGTAACACTGACCTTGATGGAATGGGTAAAGTTACAGTTGAGTACCAAAAAGGACCAGACAACTTAAATGATAGAGGTGACTTTGAGGATACAATCCCAGCTGCTGGTGTTTCTACACAAGCAATTCCAGAAATTAACGTTCAGTTAAGATCTGAAACAGTTGCTGCTAAAACACGTAAATTGAAAGCACAATGGACTCCTGAGTTTGCTCAAGATCTTAATGCTTATCATTCAATTGACGCTGAAGCAGC